TTAAGGTTTTATTAGAACCCCCATCGCTGAACTGTGCTCTTGTTAGAGCGCAATCCAACGCAGTTCACGCGCTTCAGGGAAATAGGTTCGCCTTACAACCCATCTCCCTTGGCCTCGTTCCGTCACCGTACCTTTGAAGGGTAACGGCTCCGAATCGATGCCAAGCCACCAAATTGCCTCCGTAACGACCGGTTTAAACCGGTGAAGGAAGGCAAACGCGACGCTATGATCTACCGGCCGCTCGTGTGGTTGGAATACACGAGCCAAAGTAGATACACGGCGGAAGCCGCCGCTAACACGATGGTTAAGACTGCGCACGTCAGTGCAAAGTCCCCCATCAAGTCGGCGGTCGACAGACACAAGAGGAATCGCAAATCCTGGTCGCCCGTTGCGCCTGCGGTATGCCCGTGCAAGATCCCCAACCCATCTGAACGCTGAATCAGCGAACAAAAGTGGGCCGGAACATCCGACTCGGTCAATAGCATGGTACAGTAGGCGATTATGGAAGCGATAAAATTCCTCCTCAGTGAAAGTTGGCTTCTTCTGATAGATCGGTGTAACATCCTTGCCCCCAAAATAGTGCTTGCCGCAGCTCTCGCGGAAGGTAGAGTTAAAGTGCGTCTTCTTGCTATTAAGCTCGAAACCACACCACTCCAACACCTCGCGGAGCAACGGCACGCATTCTGACGGGCAGATAATATCATCACCGTAAACAGAGACGCGTCCAGCAATACCCATCTTATCTCGTACGGCCTCAGTTAGGGCCCAAAAGATAAGTGACTCCAGTTCGAATGTGAAGCCATTCCCCATGCTCGAAAATTTCTCGAGATAGGTCCGGCTCCCGTCGGGGAGAGTCATCACGGGGGAGCGCAGCCTCGATAGAGCGCTGGCCCAGCTGTATGGCAGTAGCAGCCACACTACTGCCGTGGTGATGGTATCCGAGGCGGACTTAAGGTCGACAGTCGCAAGACCGTGATCCAGGCCGTCTCGAGCAAGACCTTGATTGACCGTCTGGTCATTCAAGTCGATACCAACGCGAGTGAGGCACTGACGGAAATACGCGCCGAAACCCAGCTGGAGAAAAACATTTCCAGATGGCTCAGCTGCAATAAAACGGTCAGTCTTCGCATTTTTCGGAACAGTCACGCCACGGCTCCCCTCTACGACTTGAAACTCAGAGTCGATAAGAGAAGTCGGGCCCGACGGGTCCAGGCCACGGGCACGCAACCAAGCGTAATCCGTAGCCATAGCCGCCCTTAAGAGCGGCAGAGCCTCATGCGTGACACTGATTTGCTCCTCGAGGAGCTTATGGTCCAGTCCTGCCGCGACACTTTTAAGTGTTGCAGTAGACCCGGGCCCCCACCTGAAGCGATTGAGCATCGCAGACCACTTCACCCGCACACCGATGCAACTCTCGATCTTTTGCTGTGCTCTCAACAGAATGTCAAGAGTCACAGCCGGGATATCATCCCGGTCGTAGAGTGTTCGAATACGCAGGTTTGTGGCGCGACACTTCTCCTCAGCCTGTTGCCAGGTGCTGAGGGCGACCCGCCCACGGTCGACACCAGTATCGAGACCTTCGAACTTCGAAAGGTACTCGGTTATAAGGTAGTCATTCCGAAAGCGGTCGTAATCGTGTTCTAGATAGTCGTTGGCAGAAATCTCCAGTCTAGCAAGCTGGAGATGCTCTCCGCTCGTATAGAGCAGGTAGGCAGCCAACGACCTGGGCGTGTTGAAGGAAATACACATGCGCTCAAAAGCAAGAGCAACATGTCTATCAGGCTGAAAAGCCATAGATACCTCCGATGTGACAGATGTGTTAGTAGGGCAGGCTGCCGTCGACGATGTTATCGCCGAGGGAAGTAGCACTACCGAGCAGCATACTTTGCTCGTGCATCTTCACCAAGTCCTTCTTTTCCTGCGTGGTAAAACTTGCAGGGAAGATGTACTCGGTCTTGGCACGGCCGATGCCGATCACTTTCGGTGCATTAGGCACCGAGGTGTCGAGCTTCGGGACGGCCAGGGTCACAACTTCGCGGTAGACGCCACTCTCCGGATCAGCGGGCTCACGGATCGACAGTTGGAGTGCTTTCGCACCCAGCAGAGACCCAGAAGCCGGTTTGCTGAGCCAGCGGGCGGTGTTTTCCGCAACACGCGAGGCGGGGGTGAAGGTCTGGTTGACGGGCGTTGCAGCCGCGTCAGGCAGGACCACATTGGACATGTTGGTGATCATTTACTTTTTCTCCGAAAGGAATTGAGAAAGCAAGGCCGCTATATTTAAGAGCGGGGTACTCGCCTTCGGTAGTTTAGGGGTGGGGAGGTTGGGAACGGGCAATGAGTGCAATAGACTTCGTGACTTCGTCGTGACCGTCCGACGGCACTGGTAGGATCTTGATGTAGCTGAAGATTCCACCCAGTCGTAGGGCGAGTACGTACGGTTAGACATGAAAGTCAGACTCTTTTTCTGCTCGTTTTTGGTGCCATGTGTGCAGTACCCGGACACGAGACGTACGCCATTATTCATGACGGACGCCTCGTACAACTCCAGATACTGTCCAATGTTGTAAAAGTAATCCACAACAAAGGAGAGAGTAGTAAGCTCCCACACGAGGGTTGGCCGAGAGGTCAACCCAGCCCTCCAGTTTTCGAACTGATGCAGATCCGTGACTTCAAATTCGGCACCAAATTCAACACGGTGCCGGTGCTCCATCTCGATCCGCCAATCGTGGTCTCTAACAGAAAGGGTTGCGAAATCCTTCTGGTAGGTAGACGCGCGAGAGTCGAGCCGAAAACGAAGCTTTGGATCACGATCTGATAGCACATGATTCCGCCAATTCTCGACGTCGGCCAGTAGAGGGGCAACCCCCACTGACCACGCGAGCCAAGCGGAACCGGCTTGCTGCAAAGGGTTGTCGAGGAATCCTCGGCCAAA